TTTGATTCGACGCAGACGCTTAGCTCTTTGCAAAAGGCGCGGGCACAAGCAAACATTGGACTGCCCAAAACCAACTGGAACGCCACCGCCGCACCCGATGAGGACAACGACGAGACGGAAGGCTACTCGGTGGGCTCGCTATGGATTGATCAAACTGGCAAGGAAGCGTATCGTTGCGTGAAGGATGACGAAGGCGCGGCTGAATGGATTGAGACTACGCTTGACGTTAGTGAGGTGCTCGCCGCTGCCTCTAGTGCGGCTACTCCTAACACATTAGTTCTACGTGCGGCTGACGGAACCTTTAGTGCGGCATCTACAGCGGAAGAAGTCGTTACCATTACCGCAAACGCGTCTGGCGAGGGTAGCGCGGCCATTAGTGGTGTTAGTACTGGGACTGATAATACAGGAATAGGAGTTGCTGGTTTTTCAGAAAATGGAATTGGGGTTAGCGGTGGTTCAGACGACGGAACTGCGCTTGTCGGAATATCTGGAACTGGAACAGGCGGTTTGTCTGTTAGTAATAGCGGAACTTACCACCATAAGTTCGGACAATGGGATGTCACAACGTTGTCCCCTGCTCAATCCGCAGTGGAGCGTGTTCGCGGCTGGTTCGTTTGGTTCTTCGGAGAGTACGTTGGTCGCCTGAAAACCGCTGACATCACGGCCAGTCGTGAATGGACGCTGCCAGATGAATCAGGAACTGTGGCTCTCGCACGAAATACTGGCAAGACAATCTTTGTAGACGCTGGAACCGGAAACGACACAAGAGGAACTACTAGCAAATACAGCGTGTCGATCCCGTTTGCCACTATTGCGGCTGCTGTTACCAACTCTGCTATTGGCGACACAGTCCGCGTTCGTGCTGGAGCATACTTTGTTGCAGATACCATTGCACTAGCGGGTAAAGGCGCTGTTCATTTTGAGGATGGGGCCGTAGTCACCTTTACTGGCCTTGGCAAGTACTTGTTTACGCTTACCGCCAACGAATCAAAAAGCATTACAGGGTATGGGGTGTTTATTCTCGCTCAAGGAACTGCTGGCTTTTTCCAAACTGGCGGTGGTACTAATACAGTTCAGTTGGTTAATATCCAATGCGGTGCGATACAGGCGCATTCCACCGTGGTTAGCGTCTTTGACCTTTACACTGGGGTTGTCGTTCTCAAGGCAACCACCATCCAAGCCTTGGGTGCAAAAGTTGCAATCGTTCAAGGAACTTCCACTAATTTCAACTACGATGTAAAGTTCACTTATTGCAGCCAGTTGCTTGACATCCCTGTCAGCAATTCCAACTCGCAATTTTCATGCGTGGCATGGACTGTGATATGTTACGGCGCTTATGGTTTGAGAATTGTTGGTGGAACCACCAGTCTAGAGCTTAAAAACTTGAACATGCATGGTGCTGGAACGCCAGTTGCCTTTGAGTTTGCAAACAATGACACCAACCTTAACGCTCATACGTTACATGGTGGTCGAATCTCTTCTGGAAGCACTGCGCCGTGCATTTCTTTTGCTACATCCACCGCAACGCAAAAATTTGTGAAGCTAAGAGGCGACGTGCAGCTAATTACTGGCGGGACTGCCTGCATTACCGCTGGCAGCGCGCGGCAAGTTGCAGTTTCATCTGCCCATTCTAACGTTGCAGTTGGTGCGAATGTTACCGTTGTTGGAGCCTTAACAGTTAACGCAGCCTTCACTTACTAACAAGCAATGCCTACCCGGACGATTCGACTGCAAAGCCCGAATGACAACGCCAATGTTATTGGAATTGCGCTCGTGCCCGTTGATACCCCTAGTGAACATGAAGGGTTGCGTTGCGACGTCCGCCTGTATCCAAAACTCAAGACTTTGCATTGTGCCAGTATGCGTTTAACTGGCTTGACTGGTTACGACGTGTTGACTGAATTGGAAGAGGTGAAGTGTCAGGACAATCAGTTGGCTGGCGGGTTGTGGCCGCTGTTGGAAAACATCAAGCTGAAGCACTTTTGGTGTCACAGCAACTTCCTCAGTGGCTCGATTCCTGACCTAATTGCCAACGCTGAACTGCAAACCTTTTACTGTCATGGAAATCGCTTCACTGGCTTTGCGGGCTTTGCGGTGTCAGACACGCTGGGTGATTTTCAAGCGCAAAACAATCTGCTGAGCGCGGCGGCGGTGGATAAGATTCTAAACGCTTTTGCCACGGCAAGTCGCAGTTCTGGTACACGGGTCTTGAACTTGGGCGGTACTGGCAATGCCGCGCCGACCAGTGCGGGGCTGGCGGACAAAGACGCCTTGGTTGAGCTTGGGTGGACGGTAACCACCAATTAAGTAATTTGCAAGACTTGCAAAATTGACATTGACAGCTTCCGCCGCAAGTCATTAACTCGTGCCCAAGTCAACGATGACCAAACGCGTGAGGGCGAACCCAACTGGAAGTAGCGTCAAACAAGTACGGAAATAAAGACTCGAAACCTCCACTCTACAAACAAAACACAAAATCTGTATGAAATTGACTGAAGAACAAAAAAGCCGTTTGGCCGCTTTGCTTGGCAAAGCCGCCGATGTCCTCACCGATGCTGAGCGCGTTGAACTCGCTGGCCTTAAAGCCATCGACGCCGAAGAGCAAGCAGCGGATGATACTGAAGCCACCACCGTGACTGAAGGTGAACTTGAAGCTGCCGTTACTAAGGCAGTTGGCAAGGCACTTGAAGGCAAAGGCGTGGATACCGCTGCCATCCTTGACGAAGTCAAGAAGAGCGGCGAAGGCGTGAAACTCGCTGACATCGAAGCCGCAGTGGCCAAGCATCTTGATGCTTCCAAACTCGACAAGGATGCCCTCGTTGCTGAAATCAAGAAGAGCCTTCCCGCCGCTGGCGTGACCAAGGCTGATCTTGAAGCCTCGCTGGAGTCGTTCTCCAAGGGTCTGCGCCAAGAAAGCAAGCATCAGTTTGCAACCTTCGGTGGCAACTTCCCTGTTGAGCATCGTTCGGGCAACATGAGCGTTGCGCAAAAGCAACTTCTCAACATCTGCCTTGGCAATGTGAGCGGTGAAGCTCTTGAGCGCACTGGCACCAAGCGTCCTGCTAACCTCAACGACGGCATCCGCGAGTCGGATCTTGTCCGCGCCAAGGAAGTCGGTGCTCGTGCGATCAAAGGTCTCCGCGACCAAATCGCTTACGGCAAGGCACTCACCACTGGCGGCGCTGGCAACGGTGCTGAACTGATTCCTGCTGACCTTTCGAGCGATCTGCAAATGCGCATGTATCTTGACTCGCAGTTGGCTGCCGCGCTTATCGCCTCTGAAATCGACATGCCGAGCGATCCGTTCAAGCTCCCGCTGAAAACGACTCGCACGCAGTTCTACAAAGGCAGCGAAGCTCCCGGCTCCAATCCGACCGCCTCGAATCCCGGCACTGGTTCGATCACGCTCGACTCGACCAAGATGATTGGCGTGGCTGAGTACTCCTACGAAGCTGACGAAGATTCGATCATCGCCATCCTGCCTATGCTCCAAGAGGACATGGCTTCTGGCGCTGCTTTCACCTTCGAGCAGGCCGTGCTTAGCGGTGACGCCACTGGCGCGCACCAAGACTCTGACATCGAAGCAATCGCTGGCCATGCTGCCAAGTCGTTCAACGGTGTTCGTGCTCTTGCGCTCGCTAATGCTGGCACCAAGCGTGACCTTGCCACTGGTGGTATTTCCGCTGCTAACATCGCCGCAATGCGCAAGCAGATGGGTGTGTACGGTGTGCGTCCTCGCGACCTCGCACTGGTTGTTGGCCCTCGTGGTTACAACGATCTTGTGAGCCTCAGCGAAACGCTGACCTTCGACAAGGTTGGAAACCCCGATGCTGCCCGTATCCTTAGCGGTACTGCTGCTTCGATCTACGGGATTCCGATCATCGTCAGCGACGCGGTTCGTGAAGACCTCAACGCCACTGGCGTGTATGACGGTACCACCACCACCAAAGGCTCGGTGTTCCTCATCCATCGCCCATCGTGGGTCGTCGGCGTTCGCCGTGGATTCACGGTTGAAGTCGATGTCAACAAGTTGCAACAAGTCAACTACGTGATTGCCTCCTTCCGCCGCGACTTCAAGGCTAAGGAAGCTCTCACCTCGGTGCCTTCCGCAATCGTTGGCTTCAACTACAACTCGTAAGCTAATGGTGGCTTTAGCCGCCTAACCCGTTAAAGCCCTCGCTTCGTAATTGAAGCGGGGGCTTTTTATTAAAAGGCTTGCGTTCTTGGAAACAAGTCACTACGTTTTGACTCGTTCTCTGACACCTTACCTATGAAAACTGTATCTTACTCCGGCCCCACGATTGAACTCGGTCGCTTTGGCTCCGTTGATAACGGCGCGTTGCTTCAACTTACCGAAGCGGAATACGCTGGCGTTACCGATGACGCGCGCTTCACCCTTCTGTCGCGTCGCCGCGTTAAGGCTGAAGCCTCGCCACTTGGCACGCCGTTCTTTGACCTCCGCACGGTGGAATGGGAAAGCAAAAACCTTGATAGCAATTTGCTCAAGATTGGAAAGGCCACGCTCAAGAATATCGCTGAGGCGATTAACTTTGTCGGCGGTGAGTTGGTTGTCACCGAACACGACAACGACGACGTGATTGCCGACGCGGTTGGTGCTGAGGCTCGCTATTTTGGTTGGGATAAGTTGGATCGGGAAACGCGACTGGCGCTCGGCTCTGCGAATGCGGCAGTGGCCAAAGGTGCCACGGATGCCAATGTGACAGCTCCCGCTGTCAAGGCACCTGCGCCAGTCGCCGTGCCCGACGAGCAGCCCGTTGAAGCTGAGGCTGAAGTCGCAGAGCCAGTTGAGGCCAAACGTCGTCGCCGCTAACCGATATGCTCGACATCAACCTTGCTACCTTTCAACGCGAAGCCGAACGCAACCTTGCCGACGAGGCTGCGGTGCAAAAGGCGGTTGAGCGGTTCAAGCGTTGTGGCAAGGCCGCTGAACGACTTGATGAGTTCCGCCGCTTGCGCGGTGATTCACTGTTGGCGCGGCCACAAACCAAGCTCGGAAAAATTGCAAACTTTGCATAACTGATTCAAGATGGCTTCTCTCCACAAACCTTATTGCAGCTTGCTCGACGTGGTGCAAACCGCTGGCAACTCCGAGCCTGAGTTGCAGGATGTTTTTGTCGACTCGATCAATCGGGCCTCGCGGCGGATTGACGAAATTTGCGGACGTGACTTCTGGTCGCACGAGCATGCGGTCGAGCCTTACATCGTGGCGCGCAAGCATGTGGTGGGCAAACTGGTGCTGCTACCTTTTGAGATCAATACGCTAACTGAGGTCAAACTCGACGGCGTGGCATTGGACTTGGCCAGCATCAGTTACATGCAAGGCGATACCTTCTTTGAGTACGCGTCCAACCTCGGCTCGATTCCGTTCACGGGAGAGGTGGCTATCAAAGGCAGTTTTGGTTTTCCGACTACCGCGCTGACGTTGCCGCCCGCGACGGTTCCTGCCAGTGTTCGTCGCTCTGCTATTCTGATCGCCTGCGCCTTTAGTAATGAGTGGCGGCGCGAGCGGGTAGCGTTTGATGGCAGCCGTGAAAGCCTGCTTGAGACCAAAGTCCCCAGTGAGGTTAACGACCTGCTCAAGCCATGGTTGCAGCGCGGGCGTGGGGTCAACTTTTAACCGCCGACATGGCTGTAGGGCATGAAGATCGACGTTCAATTTAACAGCGCGACCACGGTTGCCTACCTTAAGCGCTTAAACAAAGCGATGTCGCCAGCCAATCAGGCGATGATTAACCGAAAAGGCGCAGAGATTTGTCGCGGGCGACTTATTCGCCAAACGCCGAAACGTTGGACGGGCCAAACTCGCCGCTCGTGGATTGTCAACAAGATTGGCGATACTAGCTACGAGTTGACCAATACTTCCAAGGTGATGCTCTTTCTGGAAAACGGAACGCGCGCACACGGCCCAAAAACCGCCAAGCGATTGTTTGTACCGTTGACCAAGCGGGCGTTCCTCGCAGGGCCGCGTGGCGTGATTGCCGCGAACAAGTCCGCTTCGGCGGCAACGGCTGGTAAGAAAGGCCGCAAAAAGAAACTGCCCTTCGTGGTGGGAAAAGACTTTGTATTCGCGAAGCGCGTGCGTGGCATTCGAGCGATTAACATTGTCAAGAATACGCGCCCGTTTGCGCGGACTATGCTGCGGTTGCTGATGACCAAGCATTTGGTGAATGCCATGCGTTGAGCTTGCGCACGGCCTCAATCTAACCCACACTCCATTCCATGAGCA